GTTGTTTTGAACATTACCATGAGTAATATAACTACTACTTGTACTAGTAGGTCTGCTAGATAACACCTGTTGTTGTACCTGTGTTTGTTGGCCTAACTGTTGTTGTCTATTAATAATGTTAGTTTTACTTTGTGTTTTAGATACAATATCATTAATATAGTTTGTAGCTACCTGTATAGCTTTTAGTGATAATTGTCTACTTTCTTCCTGAGCAGACATATTTTTAGGTAGGTTAAAACTGCCCTTATGACTATAGACAGTTTTCATAATATTACCTATTTCACGCATATAGCGTTCATCTTTTCCTATATCTATATTGCTAGATTGTAAAAAACGTTTTTGTAAATGACTAGTAATATCTATAACATTTTGTTTAGAAAAATAGATTTTATCCATAGTTCTTTATTATATAAAATAGATATAATTTTATACTTTCTAACGATATAGTTTAACTTATTTTATGTATAGCTTTCCATTCAGAGAATTCCTTAATAAATATCTCTAGTCTATCTAATACATCCTGTTGTTTATTGTGTGTTACTAATTCATCTTTGGTAAGAGGGAGGTTAGTGAATGGGTCAGTTTCGCTAAAAACTAAATGATTATAAATAGATACACTGTCTACTATAGTTTTACTACCAGGACATTCTAATGGATTTTCTATAGGAACCATAAGCAATGGGTCTATATATTTATCAGGAATATCCTCTCTAAATATTTGTTTATCATTGGTTAAAATATTTACTAATTTATCTAGTAGCTCAGATACTTTATAATCTATACTTTCTATATATAAACAACCTATAATTGTCCTAGTTGTTTCAATATCTTTATTTGATATAAAATTTGGGTGTTTTCTATAGTATTCTTGTACATGTTGATTTTGTAACATCGACTCTAGGTTAATAAAAAATAGTCTAATAAATTGCTCTGTTTTTTTCTGAGACTCTCTTGGTAAAACATTATTTAAACTATCCAAATCTGTAAACATATTTAGATAGATATAGAGACGCCCATCTACACAATTTTTAATTATATTATAGTTAGTTTCTACAGCCTTAGCTATAACTATAGGATTATCAGTTTCGCCTATAGAATATATATGATATAAAACATTATAGTGTTCCCATATCATATTCATATGATTAGCTATTGTAGAAAGGCTTAATAGAATATTCTGACTATGCTTGAGTGGATTTTGAAAATATTTATTATCATATAACCCTTTTATTTTAACAACCTTTTCTAATAGTAATACCATATGATTTGCTACTGTGATATAGATATCCTCTTTATTATCTATCTGTTTAAGGTCAACTATATAATGGTTTAAGATCTCAACAATTTTTTCTCTCACTATATATTTTTCACTAAAACCACTATATTCGTTGTATTTTTCTATATCTCTATAGATAGTACATAAACTATTAGCTGATTTAGCGAATATAGTATATGGGCCATTTAATATAAACTTGATTTTATCATATATACTGTACTTAGTATCTAATAATATATCTTTTAGTTTATTCATAATTTTACTATATGTTAGTGGACTAGCATTTGAAATATCATTAGCTAGTAGTGAGATTAGTGAAATATAGGTATCATCTAAGCAGTTATTATCTAAATGAGTTTCAATATCTCTAACCAATTTATTGAAAAATAGATTAGTGTCTGTTAGCGTTTTAACAGAATTCTCTATATCATATATAAGTGTTGAGAGTTTATTCTTACTAAAACTATATCCACATTCAAGCATATAGTTTGGATTGTTTAAAAATCTACTATACAACTTACATAGCTGTAACATTATATCTAAAACAATAGTATATAATTTATAGTGACCATCTAATAATAAATTATAGTCGGTTTCCTTTTTTTCTACTAATGTAATAACAAGTGATATATAGTTTATTATATCTACAATATCACTATAGTCCATATCTGTAACAGGACAATTATTAATATAACTCTTGAGTCTATTAGTATATGTGTTAGCTAATGCGTAGTAGTATGGATTATAACAACTATATAGCTCTATACTAAAATACTCTATGTTCTGTTTAGATAACATTAATGTTTCAAAAGCACTATGGTTTTTACCATCACGCTTAAAAAATAGTTTATGTTTAACCAATAGCTCTGTGATATTCTCACTAAATAGGTTTGGGTTACATTCTCTAATATCTTTAGCATTTAAAAATTTATTTAACAATCTGGACAGTATAGAATATGTGATTTCTATACTGTAGTTAGAATTTGATTTAGAATAGACTTCTAGCATCTTTTCATGTGAAGATCCACTAGAGTCTAATAAGTAATTTTGAAACATTATGTAGTCATCTGGTAAGCCAGTACAAGTACCTTTTTCAAGATAGTTAATAAAATCTATATCTGATTTATAGAAATGGTCAACTTCCATCTTTACTTATATAGAAGTATAAGCTATTATTAAGTAGTTTTATTGGCTATATACTATTTTAAAAAATAGTAATGATATAGAAAAATAATATATTACATTGTTAATATGATATTCTATTTAACTAATGTTACCTTAGATATAATATGGGGAACTACCTGGTGGATTGTTAAAAAAACTACTGGCGGTATATACTATTTAGTCTATGGTCATAGTAAAGAAGATCCCCATAAAAAATATATTAGACTAAATACAATTGAGCTAGAAAAAAATAAAGATATACTAGACAATGTATCTAATGAAATAGCACTTCAAAAAGAGGAAATTAGACGTTTAAATGATAGTATAGTAGTACTAACAGACTATATAAAAAAGATAGAAAAAGAAAAACAGGTTTTAGAATAGACTTTATTGTTTTAAACTATATTCTCTAATGATGTGGTCTATTAACTCTTTAGGTTTTCCACTATGTTTATATTGAAAGCATAGTTTACCAAATTCAGCCTGGCTAATGGCATTATCAGGTATTTGTTTATATTGATTTATAGGAATTTCTAAGTTAAACCATAGTTTATATAGATTTCTTATATCTATAGCTCTTAGCTTTTTAAACTCTATTAACAAATCTATACGACCAGGTCTAAGCAATGCCTTATCTAATTTATCTGGATAATTAGTAGTAAATATACACACTCTATCACTAGATTCACTTATACCATCTAAGAGTTCTAATATCTCACCTAATGTAAGAGTTTGTTTATTTTTAGTTGTATTACCAGAGCCTTGTTTTTTTGCACCGTCTTTTTTAAATGTATCTGTTAATACGCTGGCTAATAGTTCTGCACTAGTTTCTGCGTTATCATCTGTGGGTGTAGTATTAAGATCAACAAGACTTCTATCAAGTAATATATTATTTTTACTATTACAGTCTATCTCTTCAAATACATAGATTCTTTTACTAGCTACAACTCTATATTGGTTACCATCCATATTATCTAATAGTAAAACCTCTTCATCTAAAAACATATTTCTAAGTTCACTAATATTTTGAATATGAGATAAATTAATAGATACTATATGTCTATTAAGATAGTTTGCTATAGCTTTTATACAAGAGGTTTTACCACATCCAGGTTCACCATAAAACATTAGACCAAGGGTATGTGGAATACCAAGGCGTCTATATTCATCCGCGTGGTTCATGTAGAAATCTAATCTATTAAGAATCTGTTCTTTTCCGTCAAAGAATAGGTTTTTAAAACTTTTTGTAGAGTTAAAGTTATATCTATAGAGTTTCTTTTCATTTGTAAAGTAGATTCTGGTTAAACTATGGCTAATATCTATAGACCATTCTCTATATCTCTTATAGACAATATCAATATAGTTTTCTATATAAGAAGCATTATTGTACTTACTGACTAAATATAATGTAATATATGTAGTTTCTTTTGTATTTTCTTGTGTGTTATAGTTATCTTCTATATATTTACCATTGTTTTTTCTACCTATATTTGTTTCTTTATCTTTTTTAGAAATGAAGTAAATATAGATATCTTTATAGATTTCGATTGGTCTATCACCTATAGCAAGCATATAGTATTCAAAGAAGTTATTTTTTGAATCAGGGCGTTGTTTTATATCCATATTGATAGGAAATTCTTTAAGATTAGATTTTTGGTTTGCTATTTGTTTATTAGATAGGTACTCCCATAGCAAAGCTGTACTATATTCACTACATACAGTTACATATTCGCCATACTTGCTATTATATTCAATTCGTATAGCCATTTCTACTGAGGTTTTGTATAAAGCTTTATTGTATAGTTTTGTTGCTATACCTCTAATATAGTATATATTATCTATTAGGTATTTTATAAGACCCATCAATACCAATATATAAATGGATGTTAGGTTATTTTGAAATTTATCGTAGTTTAAAGTAAACATCATGACTAGACTGTCTATATTCATTTTTAAAGTAGACTTTTATACTATACAAAATTTGATATTGATTTCTCTTCAAATTTTATATATTATTAATAATCAGTTATACTATGAATAATATATCTAAGACACCATTAAGACTAGTTAGAAGCTACGCAAATAATAAGGTATTAATAGATATTACTAAGATTGCCTATTTTAAACTACATAATAACTATATAGAATTCTATAGTGATAAACCATCGCCCAGTGGTGCATTTGCGGTTTTTGCTGGGTTTATGTCGTCTAGTAATAAAAACTGTATTGAAACTATCTTCTGGGGTTCAGATGAGGATGCCAGAGAGGAATATAATAGTATCAAAGAAGATTTAAATAGATACTATAATAATATTGGAACAGTTAAAGGAGTTAATCAAAACTAACAACAACCTTTACATTCGATTTACTAAGAGTTTTTGTAGCGGACACACTTAACTGCTGTCTTTTTCTTCTACTGGCACTTTTAGATATCTGGCTAGATTCAGTTGAGCTTGGAGAGGAACCAGTGTCATTAGAACTAGTTTCGTCTATTGGTTCTTGATTTGTAATAGGTTTATTTTTCTTTTTACCCTTAGATAAGTTGTAAACTGCTTTATAACAGCTATTCATATCTTGTTCAATGACTTTAAGATATTTTTCTACATAGTCTAGAATTTTATTAGAAATCGCCCATCTAAAAAAATTAAGTTGGCCAATGGTAGTAGTAAGATAGGAATCTTTTTGGTCTTCTCCTTTATAGTAAAAATCAATTCTAGAACGTCTACAGAATGGATCAAACTGTTTTTTTTGATATCCTTTGAGTTGGAGTTTATAGTCAATATAAACTACAAACTGTCTATACTTTTTACCAGCTAAATCATCATCTAAAAGTAATAATTCATTAGTATCTTCAGTTATTAGGTAAGAAATATTATATTTTTTAGAGTAGTTGGTAACAAACCAGTCAATTACTCTAAGAGAAATCTTAGAATCACCATTTATAATTGGTAACAACGCGTTGATATTCTTTTCTGCTCTATAAAATTCATAGAGATTATTCATTAAAAGGTCACTTTTAGATAAACTAACTAAGTTCATAACAAAATCTATAGATAATCTCTAATAATAGAATTTCTTTTAAGTAATTATACCTATATTATTTTATGGGTATATAGACTTTTAGTTCTAAGGTAGCAAAATATAAATATTTAGGTTTTACTATAGTGAAAAGACTAACATTTATTTACTACTATATTCTCTACAGTATGCCTTTCCTGTTTCAGATTCATTATTATTGATCCACTTGTATGGTCCATATGGAAATTCTGGACTACAGTTAGACCTTGTACGTTTACTATCTTTATAACTTTTTGTTTTAGCATATTGTGATTGTAATGGATCTAGACCAGTAGTTTCTCTTTTCATTTTATTCTGTTCTCTAATAAATTCTACTATACCTTTTTTAGATTTACTAGGTTTTATAGCTATTGGCTCATTGGATTTAGTTTGTTCTTCTACTACTATTGTCTTTTTAGGCATTGGTGCTATTAGCACAGGTAAGTTTTTAGAGATTTCTCTAGACTTTTCTAATAGAGACATATATAATTTTTTATCAGAACTATCTCTATTTACTCTTCTATCTAACTCTATTTCTATGAAATGGCGGACATCTCTATCTAGGTTACCATTAGTCATATTTGTTATTTCAGCCTTAGAAAATAAGCTATAATTATTATATCGCAATGCGATTTCATTTAGATTAATTTGTTGGTCTATCTCTAAACATCTATAGTTTTTTACACTGGATTTATTATTTTCTTTACTATAGACTAGTTTATAGCCTAGTATATTAACAAGTGTTTGGGATATACTTTTACTATGACCAGCCCCTAAATAAGCTATTGATAAGAAAGGATTTTTAGAATCCTTAGGCATTTTAAAACTTCTTGCTAATAGATAGGCATCTAAAAACCATAGACCATATGTAGTAAATGCCATGTTAGCCATCATAAACTGACTGACATTTGCGTCACCCATCATATTTTTAGTTTTAATATCTTGGAATAACATATTTAGTATCCCAGGTAACTTTGTTTTAGCATCATAGGTTTTTATACTATTTTTTTTAGGTAGTTTGTCAAGTATCATTTTTTGAACTTTTTTGATTTGATTGATTTGTGACTTATTAGGTAGGAAAGGAGCCTCATTTATCTGAGTTATAGCGTGTTTTTTAATAAGTTCTATCCATGTTTTAGCATCAAACGCGTTTTGTTTAGATATCTCTTTATAAATTAGTGACTGTTTAAACCATACGCTATCTAAGCTAATATGTTTTTCTACAAACTCTTTTGGAGTCATCATTAGTTGAAAATAGTGTTCTAAACAACTATAAAAAAAATCATAGTCAAATCCTTCTAAAAAGTTAGAT